ATTAATAATAAGCAAATAAGCAATTGTGATTAAAATAAAAGCAAAGCGAAAGAAAAATGATTAAAAATAAGTCCTTTTTCGTAGCGGTTGTCAATAAAATCTAAGTCCATTTTCATAGCATGTCTTCAATTGATGTCTTATTAGGGTCTCAAAATCAAGGTGTTCCTAGTCCCGTCCAAAAGGGGCTGCTGTTCGCGGCATTTCCGCCGGTGTTAAGCATACTGGTGTCCGTCAGGGAAGAGGAAAACTCTAACTCAAAGTTAAGGGCAGATGGTAAAGCACCACCGCCAAGTCGGTTAAAAGTAATTAAATCTATATCTCGTACTTGCACAACATTGGCCTTTAGTCCGCCATGACCATTCTGCCGGGAACTTTGACTATCAGAGTCTTCACTCTTCTTGTCAGGTTTCACGGCTTTCTGCTCATTAACCATTAAGCCAAATGTCCCACAATCCCAGGTGGTCGGGATAAAGGATCCCTGTAATTCAGGTTCCCCAAAGAAATTTAGGTCAAGATCTGACCATACTTTAGATATGAGAGGTAGATTTACTTCCTTCAATTTTTTGTTCACTGTTGCCTTCCATTCATTAAAAAACTTTGGACCATGTCCAAAAGCAAGTAAGATAGATTGCTCACAGTTAACAACTGTCGCTTCTTTTAGGTCTGGAGATGTCCAAACCCAGCGAACTGCATCAGTGATTGATACCTTATCCAAAGGTGCCAACCAGTGATGTTGACGATATGGATGTTGTTTGAATCCTCTTTTTAAAACTGTAGATTCTTCTAGTTTTTGGGAGAGTGGAATTTTGTCCAAATTCGGTATTTTCTCTCCTCTTTTTCGTGATGTTAGTTTCTCAGCATCGGTGATCACAATATCATGTTGATCAAAAGCAAACATTATAGTCTTCAAATTAAACCAAGATAATACCTCCTGTTTAACTGCCATGATACCATCATCACCATATAGGTACATCAGTACACAATCATCAAATTTATCCAAGTATATGGGATCGACACCCTGTGTCAAGATGATATAGCGCCAGATGTATCTCAGCATCAAAATATTAATCAAAGTATTCTGTATAACAGTAGTTGCTGTTCCTGAAGGTGCTCCACAAACGACTTGATAAACAAAGTCATTCATAAGATGATAAGCTGATAGAATTTCTTCTGCTATTACAGAAATTTTCCGTTCGATATTAGGAAGGGTTGAATTTTCTTTATACCAATCGGAAATCAAATCAAATGCGTAATGTCCAACATCGGATGGTAAGCGTGGGCCAAAGTCTGAATAATCAAATGTAATAATATGTGTAGAAAATTGATTGAGTGAATTTGCTAAACGACTCCATGAAGGTCCATCGCAAGTAATCAACAATTGAATTTATATGTAGACATTGTTTCATAAAAGCTGCACTGAAATCCAATGTAGCTTGTCGCAATTGAATCGTGAAGTCAATAGGTGACAATGAAAATATACGAGTTCCATCTGGTTTTTCCAATTTTGATTGTTTCCTTCTTTCATCTTTAAGCCAATCTAAAAAAACGGTGTAGGGTTTAATTCCTCTAACACGCAAACTTTCCTTCATATCCATTATCTCCAATAACTTCTCATCAATCACTAAATTTTGCATAAATCCTTGTTCATCGCGGTCAAATTTTATCCAATCATCTTTACGTTTCTTCTGTCCAACATTCCATGGCCAACCTACAGAGGTCGTCATATCCAATGAATCAAAAAATTCGACATCTTTTATTCCTCTAATAGCATCAACATAAGAAAGAGGTTCGATTGACCGGAGGGGTTTTAGTTGAGGTATTAATTTAGATTTTAATTCTTCA